GTGATCGCACTCCATGTCGATCAGTCGCGCCGCGAGGCCAACGCCGGCCTGAGTTACACGCCGATTCTGGCCGGCGCGCGCAAAAACGATGGCAGCCCGCACCAGCCGCTGACGCCTGAGGCGCGCGCGGCGATTCAAACCGAGGTCGACCGGCTCTACGAACTGTTCGTCCTGACCGTGGCCGAGCAACGCGGCTCTGCCGCGGCCGCCATTCGCGCCACCGAGGCCGGCTTGTTCTTCGGCCAGGACGCCCTCGACGCCAGTCTTGCTGATCGCATCGGGACGCTCAACGACGCCGTGCAGCAACTGCACACCGAACTGGACGCCGCCGCGCGTCCCCTTTCCCTGGAGTCCCCCACGATGTCCACCCTTGAATCGACGGCGCCTGCCGTCGACGTTGACGCCGTGCGCGCGCAAGCGCACGGCGATGCCCTGGCGATTGCCGAACTGTGCACGCTCGCCGGCCGTCCCGACCTGACCGCGGTGTTCCTGAGCGAGAGCCTGAGCACGGCTGACGTCCGTCGCAAGCTGCTCGGCCTGCGCGCCGAGTCGCTCGAGATCACCAGCCACCTGTCGCCGACCGCGGTGCCGGCTGCCGCCGCGCCGTCACTGGACGACAACCCGCTGATCCACGCCGTCAAGGCGCGGGCGGCGCGTGCAAAGAAGGAGCGCTGAGATGGGCATTACCGTCTTTCCGCCCCAGTTCGAGCCGAACAACCTGGGCGACCTGCTCAAGTTCGAGGCCGACAACCTGTACTCCCGCGACCGCGTCACGGTCCCGGCGCAGCAGGCGCTTCAGCTGGGCCATGTCGTAGGTCGCATCACCGCAACCGGTCACGTGGTCGCGCTCGATCCGGGCGCGAGCGACGGCCGTGAGCATGCCGCAGGCGTCGTCCTCGTTCCGATCATCACCGCCGACGCGCCGAGTCCGGATGGCTTGATTGTCGCGCGTCACGCCACCGTTGCTGACCACGCCTTGGTCTGGCCGAAGTCCATTACCTCCGAACAGAGAACGAACTGCGTCCAGCAACTGCGGGCCATCGGCGTGCTCGTGCGCCAAGGAATCTGATCCATGTCGATGAATAACCCGTTTCACAATCCGGCGTTCTCGATGAGCGCAATGACGGCCGCCATCAATTTTCTGCCCAATCAGTACGGTCGCTTGGACGAACTGAATCTGTTCCCCCTCAAGCCGGTCAGGACGCGGCAGGTCACGGTCGAGGAGCGCAACGGCGTCCTGTCCTTGCTGTCGACACAGCCGGTCGGGTCCCCAGGCACCGTTGGTAAGCGCGGCAAGCGTTCGCTGCGCGCATTCAATGTTCCGCACATCCCGCACGAAGACGTAGTTCTGCCTGAGGAGGTCATCGGCGTTCGCTCCTTTAGCACTGAGTCCGAACTGGAGACGATTTCTGGCGTCATGGCCGATCACCTGCAGACCATGCGGAATAAACATGCCATTACGCTGGAGCACCTACGAATGGGAGCGCTTAAGGGCGTGATCCTGGACGCGGACGGAAGCGAATTGGCGGATCTTTTCGACAGTTTTCGCATCACACCAAAGACCTTTGATTTCCAGCTGTCGAATAAGGAAACCGACGTTCGGCAGAAGTGCATTGATCTCAAGCGTTACATGAGCAATGCGCTAAAGGGCGAGCGTATGAGCGGAATTCATGTTCTGGTTTCGCCCGAGTTCTTCGATCTGCTTTCGGGGCACGACAAGGTCAAGGAGGCGTACCACCTGTGGCAAGAGGGTGCAGCCCTGCGCGATGACATGCGCTCGGACTTTCGTTTCGCCGGGGTACGATTCGAAGAATACTCGGGTGAGGCGAGTGACGCGGATGGAAAGTCCCGCCGTTTCATCGCGGCCGGGGAGGGACACGCGTTCCCGCTTGGCACGCTCGACACCTTTGCGACCTACGTGGCGCCGGCCGATTTCAACGAAACGGTCAACACGCTGGGCCAGCTGCTTTACAGCAAGCAGGCACCGCGCAAGTTCGACCGCGGTACGGATCTGCACACCCAGTCCAATCCGCTGCCTATGTGCCACCGGCCGGCGCTGTTGGTAAAGCTGAAGGCGTAAATGGACGCCTTTGTGGTCGCCGATGACGTAATCTTCGAAGCGCTCGGCGCCGTCGCACAGGTTCAACGCCTGGACGCCCCCCCGGCAAGCGCGACTCTAGTCGTGCGCGACGGCGCTGAGCGCTTAGGCGAGTACCAGCAAGTCATCGGCTTGGTCCGGCACGTGTGTGCCCGTAATCGCGAGTGGGTCTTCCGCCGCGGAGACATCGTTACCCTCGAAGGCCGAACCCAAGCGGTTGAGGCCATTGTGCGCAACGATGGTCGGGTGAACGAGGCAGTGCTGCATGGCTGAGCCGGCGCCGACTTGGACGCTGCTGGCCAACGTAGCCCAACGCCTCTCGGACATCCGCGTGGAGCGGGGGTATCGGACCGACATCGGCGATGCCGTTGTGCTGGAGCCAGCACAGCACCCCGACGACTCGGTCGAAGGCCTGACCTTGGTCGCTTTGGCCATCCAGCGCGACGCGAATCAGCCGCAGGGTCGTCATCGCGTCCTGTCCGCACTGGCGGAGGCGACCGTCCCGGTGTCTCTGGTCGACGCCCACGCCCGCTGCCATGCGATCGCAGCCGATGTCGAAGCGGCTCTGACGGACCGGATTCCGCTATCCGGGGCGCTGCCGGTGCAGATCGAGGACATCGTGTTCCTGGATCGGCCGGAAGGCCTGCCCGTGGTTGCCGTCCAAATCGCCTTGTCGATCCATTACCGCGCATGATCACAATCGACGCCGACGGCGCGTTGGAGGCCGCGCGCCAGTTGAGTGGTATCCCGGCCAAAATCGCGCTCGCGCAGCGCCGTGCGCTGGGCACGTTGCGGCGACGCTGGCCAGTGATTGCCCGGCGGGACATCCAGACCGAGTACGCCTTGCCGGCAGCGCGCATCCGCGCGGGCCTTAGCGTCCGCACGACCAGCGAGAGCTTGGCATTGGTTGGCGTCGCGCGTGGCGTGGGCCTTCGCAACTTCCGCTCCAAACGCAGCGCCGACGATCGGGGTCTGGACTTCGTTGCGATTAAAGGCAAGTGCGGCTTCCGCCGCAGCGGCTTCCACGGCCGGCACCGCGGTGTGGACATCGCCTTTGAACGCACGCCGGTGAGGGGCGACAAGCGCGTCCCCCGTACCCCGATCCGACGCCTCTATGGCCCGTCCATCGCCCAGATGCTCCGCAAGGGCGATCGGGCCGAACGCATGGCCGAGGCCGGCTTGGCCGTGATCACCAGCGAAATCGACCGCCAAGCCCTGCGTGCGCGCCGCCGCTGACGGCAGCTGCCTTTAGGCCGCCCGACACCCGTATACATAGGAGGACGCGACCCAATGGCCGCGCAAGACCTGTTTTCGTTCCAGGGCAAGGTTTACCTTGCCCAGCGCCAACCTTCCGGCAAGCCCGGTCCGCTTCGATGGGTCGGCAATGCCCCTCAGCTTCAGCTGGCCTTGGAGGTTCAGAACTCGGACAAGACCGAGTCGTTCAGCGGCAATCGCCTGCTGTACGGCCGCCTGGTCCAGTCCAAGACCGCCAACGTCAATCTGACGTTGGACGAGGCGACCCCGGAGAACCTCGCCGAGGGCATGTACTCCATCCCGGCGACCCTGCCGGCCGGCACGGTCAGCAGCGAATTGCTGCCTACGGGGCTCAAGGCCAACGACCTAGTCGCTCTGGACCGGGGCTGGGTCAGCGATGTGGCCCTGACCGATAGCGCCAATCCGCCGGTGACCGTGCCGGCGGCCAACTGGTGGACGGAGTCGCCGTCCTCGGGCTTGATCGGCCTGCGCAAGGTCGAGGGTTTCACCCAGCCGTTTAAGGCGGCCTACAAGCACGGCGAGACCGTCAACATCGCGCTGTTCAGCACGCCGCCGCCGGAGCGCATGTTGTTTCTCGACGGTATCAACACCGTCAACGGCCGCCGCGCCAAGGTCACGCTCTACCGTGTCACCTTCAATCCCATCGAGCAGTTGGATCTGATCTCGGAGGAGTGGGGCAGTCTGCAACTGTCCGGCGCCGCCTTGTTCGATGAGTCGCGCGCGCTGGATCCCGAGCTGGGCGGTTTCGGCCGCATCGAGATGGCGAGGGGCTGATGGCGCGCAAGATCAAACCCCGGGCCGTGCCGGCACAGCCAGACGATCTGGCCATCTTGCAACCTAATCGAACGCTGCCGATCGGTGAGCGCAGCGTCACCGTCCGAGAAATCGGCTTTTTCGAGAGCCTGCGCCTCCACCGCGATATCGCCGCGCTGGTCGCTGAGCTGGTCGACCAGACGGACGACGGCAACGTCGACCTGGCGCGGCTTCATCTGGTGTGCGCCAGACAGCCCGCAGCGACAATCGCCTTGCTGGCTCAAGCCTGCGATCAACCGACGGATTGGGTCCAGGCGCTGTCCGGCGCCCACGGCGATCTGCTGCTGCTGACCTTTTGGGCGGTCAACGCCGATTTTTTTCTGCAGCGCGTGCTGGCGGCACTGGAGCTGAAGCGCGCGGTCCCGGTAACGACTGGCCCAGCGTCCTTGCCACCCTGATCGATCACGGCCACGACTGGCCGTGGATCGAGCGCGCGACTGCACGGCAGTTGGCTTTGTTCTACCACGTCGCGGTCCAGCGTGAGCACGCGCTGCGAGCCGATCGCATCGAGGACGTCAACGCCGGTTTTTCCGGTGGTCGCGACGTCAACGCCTTCGTCCAATCTCTCCGGAAAATCCCATGAAGCTCATCGACAATTGGCGCCACGCTTGGCGCTTTCTGAGCGTGCAGGCCATGAGCCTGGCGCTGGCCATCCAAGGCGCGTGGCTGAACATCCCTGACGATCTGCGCGCCCACTTGCCGGACCGCGCTGCGACCTATGTAACGGCGGGCGTTCTCTTCCTGGGCCTGATCGGCCGCGTATTCCAGCAGCGAGGCAGCGATGGCACGACTGACCGCTGAGGAAGCCGGTGGCCAGAACGTTGTCGCGTTCCTGGACATGATCGCCCACGCCCAAGGCGTCGAACGGTTCAGCAAGCAACACGGCTATGACGTGCTCGTCGGCGGCGACCGCTTTACCGACTACTCCAAGCATCCGCGTCTGCTGGTCTGGCTGCCCAAGTACCGTATCCACTCGACGGCGGCCGGCCGCTATCAGTTCCTGTGGCGCACCTGGAACAGCCTGCAGACTCGCCTGGATCTGCCGGACTTCGGTCCGGCCTCGCAAGATCGAACGGCCATTGAGCTGCTCCGGGAGAATGGCTCGCTCGCGGACATCCACAAGGGCTGGATCGCTTCGGCGATCCGCAAATCCCGCAAGACCTGGGCGTCGTTGCCTAATGCCGGCTACGGACAGCGCGAACTCCCGCTGGAAAGGCTGCTGGCGGTCTATCAGAAGGCCGGTGGATCGATGGCCTGATCACATCGGCTTCTGTGACAAACGATCTACGGCTACGTCCACGAGTTGAGCCGTCCATTCTTCGGCAAAATGCTCACATCGTTCACGCACCAAGTCACTCTCGCGAGGTGTGCTTGGTAAGGCCGACTTGCACTCAACACAATCCGCCAGTACTGAACGCCACGTTTCCAGTAGTTGATTAGGGTACGGATGCGTTTTTACCAAGCTTAGCAGCACCAAATGCTGGACGGCGATCTGCGCCTGTAGCGAGGAGACTGCCTCTTCAGTGTTGCGGTCCATAGTGACCCCGCTAGAGAAAAGGCGGCCCGCACACGCGAGCCGCCGGAAGGTTACGAGTGGTGCACCAAGCCCACAGGAATACGACGCGGTGTGGTCTCTGGTCGCTTGGGGATCACAATCTCCAACACGCCGTTATTGCCGGATGCCGAGATCCCATCGGGATCGGCGCTGTCGGGCAGGGCGAAGCGACGGTGGAACGAACCGTGCAGGCGTTCCGTCAGGGCAAAGGTCTGCGAGTCGGTCTGACGATCGAGTCGGCGTTCGCCGCGGATGGTCAGGATGCTCTTCTCCATTTGGACGTCGATGTCTTTGGGATCAACCCCGGGAAGGTCGGCGAGGATGACGAACTTGTCGCTCGTCTCCACGATGTCGACGAGCGGTACCCACTGGCTCGTGACGACCGACGATTCATCGGTCGTGTTGCTGCGCAGGAACACGTCGTTGAAGAGCTGGTCCATAAAGTGACGCACCGGATCATTGCTCTTCGCCGTGCTCTGCATCGGCCATTGGGGATTACGAACCATAGCGTTCATGGCAAGGTCTCCATTGGTCAGTTCGAGCGGTCTATCCGCCCGAGGCCTCGATAGGGCCACCAATAGCGGTTTCAAGAGCCATCTCGCAATTCGATCTAATTGTTCAGGAGGTATTTAGGTAGCAGCGCCAGACGGCGCTTTCAGACTTGAGGCTTGGGCTGACAGGGTTTGTTCGCATCCCAAGATGGTCTGGCTAACTCACCGCGCACCAGACATCCGAATCGTCGCGGCGCGCGCTAGGAACTGGCTGAAAGCTGAGCATCTCATTGCCCGTTTTGGTGGTGATGAAATGCTGGTGGTCCTTTACGGCTGCGGTATGGCCGACGCTTATGACCTTGCCGACAAGCTACGTCTAGCGGTTACCGAGCACCCATTGGCGATCGACAAGGTGAAGTTGCGCGTGTCGCTGAGCATGGGCGTTTCCGAACTGCAAGAAGGCGATACGGTTCAGTCCCTGCTGCAAAAAGCCGATGTCGCGCTCTATCAAAGTAAGGCGGGCGGGCGGTCTCGGGTCACGGGATATGTGGCAGAGGTATCGCGGATTGCCAGTTCAGGAGCCGAGGTTAATCCCTGAATATGTGAGTGGCATCAACGTATGGCCTGGAAGTTCAGGGGCTCGAAGTGGACGGAGCTAAATTGAAAGTCGATCGGCTACGGCTGGTCTTCCCAATCGCCCATCCATTGGAGTTATGCCATGAAATTGTGCCGCTACTTTGCCTTGGTTCTGTGCGCAGGCCTGCTGCTTTGCGCTGGCTGTGAAGTCCCCCATCGTCCGCCGCTGCTGGATGATGGAGCAAAAGCGGCAGGGGCCAAGGCCGCGCAGGCGCTGGCTGAAACGTCTTTGCCCAATCACTCGTACCAGAAGTAACCGCAGTCGACTTAATAGCACTGCTCGCCAGAGAAAGGCGCTGTGTGTTCGAATTGAGCGACGGCTTGTCCTGGCCGGCCCTCAGCACTTACCAACATTGCCGCACTGATATCCCGCTCTGGCCGCTCACGCGACCGGAGCTTTTTATGTCTACTTGAAATCAACGTGGCCAATCGCGACACCACCATTACATTGTTGGTGCGCGCGAACGCGGCCCAGCTACAGCAAGCCCTGCAGCAATCCGGCAACCGCGTCCGCTCTTTCGCCTCCGAGGCCGAACGGGCGGGCGCTCGGTCCCGAAAGCAGTTCGACCAGATGCGCGTCAGCGTTGCGGCGATCAGTTCGCAGCTGTCGCAGACCAAGACGCAATTGGTCGCCTTCCTCGGATTGCAGGGCGTCGGCGATATCGTCGGGCGGCTAGTCACTGCGGCCGACAGCTATGCGAACCTGCTTGGTCAATTCCCCAAGCGGGTGAACAGCGGGCCATAGGCGTAGCTGGCGCCGATCAGTTCAAAATTCGGCTTCGCCGTCAGCAAGAGCTCGGAAAAGGCCTCGGGCTTGATGTAGCGGATTTGCAGTTCCGGCACGGCGCCCGGCCCCGGTGCCCAGACTTCGGTCGTGGCACCCGTGTCGGTATGCCGCGCCTTCGCCCGGACATTGGCCGCGATGATGCAGGCTCCACGCGTAGCAAAAGCGGCCGGATCATCCACGCCTTCGACATGCACATGCCAGTCGATGACGCCTCGGTACACGACGTCGTAGCGGATCACCTCTGGACCTACCATCCTTCGTTCTCCTTCAAGAGCCCAAGGCGTCGGACGATTGCTTCGCCGACCCATTGCGGGTGGTAGCTCCGAGCAGCCCAGTCGGCCGGGTCCAACATGACGCCGCGCCTGGCGCGCTCTTCGCTTCCCGTAAGCGCTGGAAACGCTGCCCAGAAGGTCGCATCGACGATCTCGTGGCCGGGCAGGGTCAGCCAGATGTGAAGTGGAAAATCGGGTCCGACGACCGATCTGCTGTGCAGAAGCTTCTCGACCTGCTCCACGGGTGTGTAGTTGAGGCGCTCACCTTGCTGGTAGACGAATCCCGCGGTTAGAAGCAGCGGGATCTGGAGTTCGTGGGTCAGTAGATCGTGGATAAGCAAGGTTAGGCCGAACCGGTGCGTCATCACCGTCTTTCGATCTAGATGGCCCAGGGTGCCGGCAAGGTGCTTGTTGATCACTGGCCTCGCGGCTTGCCCCAGTTTCACTGGGCTAGTATCGAATCGCGGCAACTTGGTTCCCCACCCAAGGCTGAGCGCACGCGCGGCGAGGAGCTTTGTCTCGTAGTTGAGGGCGCCGTACGGAATGCGGCGGCCCCGTATAAAAAACCGGCAGAGCCAAGTTGGCAGCATCCTTTGCATGGCCAGTGTAGGAATTGTGGACACAAAGCCCTCCTTACCGCTCAATAAGAAGCGGTTTGCCGAGTAAGGGTTGAAGTGAGCGAGAAATCCTCTGAACAACATCGCCGCCGCGAGTGGCGCGCCCATGATGAGGATCGTAAGAACACGTCCCAGGACGTCCTGCATCTGAACAACGCTGTTAGTACCTTCGGAGGCTGTTCCCACTCCGAGAAGCCGGGGCAGTCCCTCAGCGGCTCAGAAGCCCGCCGCGAGCGCGAGCGTGACGTCCACCGTGAGCGTAAGTGCCGCAGCGATTGAGTGGGTTCATGCCACTGTATGTCCGTCAGTGAGGTTGGGTAGCGAGTTGTGGTCAGCCTGAAACTGCTTCGATGCGGTGCTTGAAAATTCGCCTACGACCTTCATCGATGACGATCAACACCAGACGGGTTCCATCGCGGGGCCGGAATCGCCACTGCATGACGGGGAAGCGCCAACCGCGCGATTCACTTTGAGTGGTTCCGGGCTCAGCGGCCATTCGTTTGGAAATCGACTGCAGGGTCTCGTCGGTAATTTCCATGTCGCGCAAGGACACTTCTTCACCGAGATGGACACGCATAATCATTTCGATCGCGTCCACGTCCTCCGGGGCAAATCCATTCCGGCGAAGAGGGATGATGTTGTTGGCGCTGCCTTCCATTTGTCTTAGCTCCTATTCGTCGAGCAAGTAATCCAGTCCTTGCTCGTAGAGATAGGCGGTCAGGTGCGTCTCCCGGCTGATCGTAAGCTTGGACATCGCGCTTCGCTTGTGGGCGGAAACGGTCTTCGGTCCGACCCCGTGTAGCTTGGCAATCGCCTTGTTTGAAAGCTGCTTGCAGATGGCGATGGTCACCTCCATTTCGCTAGGAGTGAGTTCGTACCAATCGGCCAGTGCGGCAGCGACTAGGTTCAAGCTCGGGTCGGTGAACTTCTCGCCAGAAAGACCTGCGCGGACTGCGTTGATGAGAACATCTGGAGCACTGCCCTTTGTTACGTATGCGGCGACGCCATGTAGCAGCAAGTCCTTTGCGAGGTGTGCGCTGTTGTATGCGGTATAGACAACGATCTTGAGCGAGTTGTTGCGGCGGAGCAGCTCTTTGACCAGTACCAGTCGCCGGTACCGTCCGGGCATCGATAGGTCGAGGAGCAGGAAGGCATTTTTGTATCCCTCTTTTCCAACTAGGGTGAGCAGGTCGTCGCTGTTGCCTACCGATTCGACATCCCTCGGGTCGACACCAATCCTCTCGACCAAGAGGTGCTTCAAAAAGAAGACGACCGACGGGAAGTCTTCTGCCAAGACGTACTTCATGCAGGTTCCCTGTGTTCTTGGACACCTCGGCTTCCGTGCCGGACCGCTAGGCTGCCTCAACTCGGCGTCGTTGTCTCTGCGAAAAATCCAAGAAAATCCAGAGCTTCCACTCCAAAGTCTCGATACAAGGCGAGCCTGGAGTTCGTTCGGGGTTTCGTACGGGCTTTAAAACAAGGCATTTCCTGCTTGATGTTCCCGGCCGCTACCGTTCGTCCGATGCTGGCTATCAGATTTTTCTGACACGAGAATCGGCGACTTCTTACAGGGAAATCGAGTCCTCTGTTCGTGACCTGAGCCACGCATCCTCGGCGCAGGTACAGAGTTGCATTCGGGAGAATCGAGTGACTTCCTTGGATCGCATGTGGCCATCTAGTTGGGTTAAAGTCAATGCAGATCAATAGCTTATAGTATTGATGGGGGCCGCCAGACGGGCGTACGCCTGAGGTAGAATCGCCCGTCTGGGCATACCGTTCTTGGAAAATTCCAAGAACGTTGGAAATGTCCAAGAAGACCGCCTCTGCGACCCGCCGCCTTCCTCGCGCGAAGGCGAAGCCGCCTTCCAAGAAGCGGCAATCCCCGCCGTCCGAGTTGTTGCAGGCGGTCGGCGCCCGAATCCGCGAGGTTCGCAAGCAGCGGGGATATAGCCAGGACCACTTGGCGTATAGCGTTCCAATGGATCGGGCCTATGTTGGCCTGATCGAGAACGGTAAGTCGGCAGCCTCAATCATCACTCTCGTCAAGCTGGCGATTGCGCTCGAGTGCGAGGTCGGCGACCTCTTTCCCTATATCGAGGACTTGCGGCCGTACGCCGGCTGGCTTGACGAGTAGGGGAGGCAGGCGCGTTTAGGCCCTGGCGATGGATAGGAATCCTGCTACGCTCGCTCGGGCGGCCGCACGGCCGTCGCGGCCGGTGGACTGGCCGGTGATCCACACGGATTGCGGAGGCGGGCATGGCAGATTTTGGGGAGCTGTCGCGCGCGGCGCATCCGGTGGAAGCCGGGGGCGACCTATGTATGGCGTTCCAGCCGATCCTGGACGTCGCGCGCGGCAGTGTTTACGGTTATGAAGCTCTCGCTCGGCGGCCAGGCGGATCTACCGCAGCGGATATTTTCCGGGGGCTGGAAGGCCGTGAACTCGCCCGGATGGAGCGGAGGCTGCTATGGGAAGCAATGGATGCCGCGGCGCGTCTAGAGCTGCCCGGCTTCCTGTCCGTCAATCTGGGCAACACTCTGATTGGGGACGAGCATGGCCTTGCCTACCTAAGCGAAATGGCCGCGCGCGCTGGATTGCCGCCGAGCAAGATTGTCTTTGAGTTTCCCGAACATCTACCGATCGACGTGCCAGCATGGGTTGCCGGTCATCGTTTGCTGCGCGGAGCGGGCTTCCGCACTGCAATTGATGATTTGGGCGGCGGATACGCGATCCGCATTCGACTTCGCTATCCATTCGTCCATGTCGCTTTCCTCTTCGTCACCGCTCCGTCGCGGCGACGACATGAACGCTTCATGTGGATTGAATCGCAAGCGCTTCCGCCCACGTCTCGCCACCGAGACAGCCGACGGACAGGAACAACATCTGTGGGAAGAACGAACACCCCAGCCCCATCATCGGGGGCTGGGGTCTACGCTCTCCCGAATCAGTTCGCCGCGTCGTTCAACGTCTTAACCACCGCACTGAGATCCATGTCGGGCTCGAAGTCCACCGCGCCCCGCTCGGCCAGTATCTGGACGATGTTGAGGCAAGTGGCAACCAGCTGCTGTGCGGCGATCAGTTCTTCGTCGCTGAGATTGCGCGGATCGCCGTCGAGCATATCCTCGAAAACGCCTTCGCAGTCCCTCATGGGAAGGTTCTCGTCGTCGACGTGGTGCTGTCGGGACGAAAGACTGCGCGAAGATGAGCACGAAAGAAAAGTAGCAACGCCATAGAAACAAACGCTCAATTTCTATGCATTTCTATGCGCTCTCATCGAAACCACTGAAAAGCCGCAAGAACGCGCATAGAAATCGATCTTCGGCGACGCGGAAATATTTTTCGTCAGCCGCCCTCGGCGATGCACCCGCTTCTAGCTACAGCGCGACGACGTCAGAGCGCCGACGTCGATGAGTGCATCGAGGACGATGTCAACGCGATGACAATTCGACTCGCGGCGTCGCGGACGTCGAGCCGCCGCGATCGAGGCCCGCTCAGAAAAAATAGAAATCAGGGCCTGTTTCTAGCTATTTCGCACCTGAACCCGAACGAACCGTGAACTCAAGTTCGAGCGGAATAGGGGAGAGCGTTCAGTGATGTTGCGCACGCCTTCTGCGCCGCGCTATCTTCGTTAAGAAGAAAGAAAGCCCACTCGAAGTGGGCCGCACAATGAAGGACAACACTGATGCGCAATGGAATGTTCCACCACAAGGTCGTGGCGGCTTCGCGCAACCACGGCAAACCACTCCCCCGCTGCTACCGCGCGCCAACCATCGGGTGCGTGCGAGATCGGATCGGCGCAGGCGCAAGCCTGCGCCTACAGATCCGCCACCCGCATTCGATAGCGCGCTTGTTGATCGCCTGATCGACTAGTTCGTTTCGCCCCCGCTCCATCCCGATTCAGACCGCTCTGGCCTGACGGGCGGCGTTTGCCCCGCAATACCCAAGGATTTCGCGTGCTCAACAGAGTCATCCACTGGTTCGAAATCGGACCGGTCGGCACCCTGCTGCCTTACGACATCGATGCGATGGAGCCGTTCGTAGTAGCCGGCATGCTGACCGAGCCCAAGCGCACCCGGCATGTCGAATGCCGGAGCTGCAAACTCCGGAAGTCGATGCAGATCGGCTTCTGGGACGAGCGCTCCGTGCGCTGCAGTCGTTGTTCCGGCGTGGTGCAGCTGGGCACGGAGTACCTGTCGGTCAGCGTAGTCGAAGACTGGTTGCCGGCCTCCTTGGCGCGCCAAGTCGAAGATCTGGAGGCGCGATCGGTGACGCTGATCGAGGGGCGGCTGTGGCGTCTGACGCGGGCCGATGCGCCGCGCACCTGTGTCTATTTGCTCCGAACCGCGCTTCATTCCGAACTGGCACCGTTCCTCGAGGTCTTTGAGCGGGACAGCGGACCGCGCAGACGCGTCGTGATCACCTCATCTCCTCTTGCTGCGCCGCCCACGGGCGACCCCAATCAGACGTTTGTCGCATTGAACGAAATCTCGCATATGGACGTGGAAGGCATCCGTTTGGACATCGACAAGTTTCTGCATCTCCTGCGCGAGGACGCTGCGCTGTGGTTCGACCTGCCACCGCCCTATAACCGCTTGACGCTCGGCGGAGAGACCCTGGAGCTGCGCCGAAATCAACGGGTTTTCATGCGGCTGCTCAAGGAAGCGCACGCGTCCGGGCAAGCCACGACGAGTTGGCGCGCGCTCATCGAGCGTGCCGGCTACGACTCCGACTACAACTACACCAGCATGTGGCAGCTGTTCTCGAAAAACGCCTCGCGCTTCATCGCCTGGTCGAAAGGCGAGGTGTGGATCCGCCGCGCCCCAGAACCGAAATCCTCCGCCCCGCGCGCGGGGCCTTCCCGCACGAAAAAGGATTCCTCATGAAAGACTCGATATACGTTTCGCCGCAGCAGCGTCTTTTGATTGTCGCTGAACTTATCGCCATCGGGCTCCTTCGCACTCGATGCGGAAGCACCGTCTCTACGCACCGCCCTATGGACCTTGATAACGCCTCCGAAGAGAGGGTGACTGTCCGCGCCCTCAAACCACCACGGAGAGACAGACGCGATGTCCACTAAGCCGCTACCCGAAACCGTTGTCGCCCAGATCGAATCGCTCTACCAGATGAAGTGGATCGACCTGAAGGCGATATGGATGGACCGCTTCGGTTCGCCGCCGGGCATCAACAACCGGCGCTACGTCGAGCGACGTCTGGCCCACCGAATACAAGAAGACGCCGCGCGCGCAGCGCGGTCCGCGATTATCGCCGCCAACGATGAGCGCATCCGTCACCTTCTGAGCACCGGAACCATGAAAGCGCAGGACAAGAATCGGCTTCAGCCCGGCCTCGTGATCACCCGCAACTATCACGGCGCCCTGCATTCCGTCCGCGTCCTCGGAAAAGACCGCTTCGAGTACCTGGGCAAGCCCTACACCAGCTTGTCGGCGATTGCGCGCGAGATCACCGGCACTCGCTGGTCCGGCCCGCTCTTCTTCGGCATCAAGGCCGATGCCGCTTCCGGGAGGAAAACCCGATGACGCCGCCCCGCACCGTCGCCTGCTACATCCGCACGCCTAGCTACCACCCCGACGCTTTGACCCAGCAGATCCGGATCACGCGGCAGTTCCTGCGCACCCAATTGGGCGCTTACGCGAGCGTGATCTACTGCGACGAAGCCCATTCGGGGACCACGCTGGACCGCCCCGGCCTGCAATCGCTGCTGGCACACGTCGACGCCGGCGGCGTCGAAGCTGTCGTGGTCGCCGAGTACCAGCGCCTGTCGCGCATCCATACCCAACTGCTCACCGTGCAGATGAAGCTGGAGCGCGCCAACGTCGCCCTCTGGGTCGCCGCGCCGCATCCGCGCTCGGTGGCCGGACTACCCCGCTCCGCTCCCCACTCCCTCCTCTACGACGCCCCCATCCCGGAGGCCCGCCCATGACATCGCCGCTGCGCATCGCCGTCTACTGCCAAACGCCCATCGCCTCGCCCGACCACATCACCGTCCAGCGCGTCACGCTGGTCGAGACGCTAAACCGCTGCTGCGACGTAACTCCGATTCTGTCGGTCTACGTCGATGACGGCTACTGCGCGCACAGCCAGAACCGTCCCGGCTTGCAGCGCCTGTTGCAGGCGGCTGAGGCCCGACAGATCGACTGCATCGCCGTGCTCGGACGCCTGCATCTTTCGACCAGGGCGGCGGACTACGATGAGCTAGTCCGAGTGCTGGAGCAGAAGTACCACGTGTCGGTGATGGAGTGCGAGCAGGCGCCGGCGCGGATCGTCCGGGGCGCGGCATGAACGGCCGCGCACGCCTGCGCTGCGCGGTGTACACCCGGGTATCGACCGACGAGGGTATGGGCCAGCTCTACACCTCGATCGACGCCCAGCGCGACGCCGGGGAGTCCCACATCGCCAGCCGGCGCACCGAGGGCTGGGTACCGATGGGCGAGCTGTACGACGACGCCGGTTACTCCGGCGGCACCCTGGACCGCCCCGCCCTGCAGCGGCTGATCGCCGACGTCAAAGCCGGTCGCGTGGATGTCGTCGTCTCGTACAAGCTGGACCGCCTGAGCCGATCGCTGCTGGACTTCCACGACCTGATCAAGGTCTTCGATGCCCACAACGTCACCTTCATTTCGGTTACGCAGCACTTCAACACCACCGACGCGATGGGGCGGATGCAGCTCAATATGCTGCTGGCCTTCGCGCAGTACGAACGAGAAGTCACCGCCGAACGCATCCGCGACAAGTTCGCGGCCAGCAAACGCAAGGGCCTGTGGATGCACGGTATTCCTCCCCTTGGCTACGACATCGAGCAGCGCCGGCTTGCTATCAACCCCCAGGAGGCCGACGTCGTGCGCTGGGCGTTCAACCAGTTTCTGGCATTGAAATCCATCCAGAAGCTCGCGGAGCAGGCGCGCCGTTTGGGATACCGCAACAAGTCGTGGACCACGAAGGCCGGGAACTTCCGCGAGGGCAAGGTGCTGGACAAGAGCGGGCTGCACAAGATCCTGCACAACCGGACCTACCTCGGCCACTTGAAGCATGGGGACTCTGAGGTTCCCGACACGCATCCGGCCATCATCGATTCGGGCCTGTGGAAAGCAGTGCATGCGCTTCTCTCGACCAACTCGGTCGCGCGCGGCAACGTCACGCGCTCGCGCATCTCCTTCTTGTTGAAGGGCCTGGTCTTCGCGGCGGACGGCCGTGCCCTGATCCCCTGGCACACCACCAAGGGAAACGGTCGGCTCTATCGCTACTACCAGACGCGGGAGACGATGGAGCGCGGCCGCCTCTCCGAGTCCGTGCTGCCCCGACTTCCGGCCAGCGAGCTGGAAGACATCGTGCTGCAGCAGCTGCGCGAGATCTTCAAGCGCGAGGACGTACTCGCCGAGGTAGTGAAGGCCGCCATCGCAAAAGACCCCTCACTGGATGAGGCGCGGGTCACCGTCGCCATGCGCCAGATCGACCGCATCTGGGAGTCGCTCTTCCCCGAAGAACAGGCCCGGCTGGCACAACAGCTGATCGAGCGTGTCGTGGTCACACACAGCGCTATTGAGATCCGCATGCATGCGCTGGGGTCGGCCACGTCGATACAAGAACTCATGAGGGACAACGCATGAACGAACCCGTCATCCAAGTCGGCGGCGACGCCGACATCGTCCAGATCAGCAATGGCGACACGCTCATCCGCGTTCCCGTCAAACTGCGCCGCCGGTCGGGTAAGCGTCGTCTCCGCCAAACCAAGGTTCAGTTCGCAGAGCTTTCCGGCGAGCTGACTGCGCTCCAGTCCGCGCTCGCGCGCGGCTATCGATGGCGCGCGATGCTGGACACCGGCGAAGTCGCGTCCATGAAGGACATCGCGGACAGCGAGAATATCGACCGCAGCTACGTCGCCCGCATGATCAACATGACGCTGCTCGCGCCCGAACTGATCGAGGCGATCCTGGACGACACCGTTCCGGACTGGACGTTGGACGACGTGGCCATCGCCCCACCGGATCGCTGGGATGAGCAGCTAGCGAAGTTCACCGCGCTCAAGCCCAGTTTGTCCCGCTACAACTAATCGTCTAGTCTCGAATGGACACAGCAAGGATCACCCATGCCTAATATCGCTACGATTCTCAAAGCCGAAGTAGCACGGCTGACGCGCAAGGAACTCAAACTCCAAATCGAACCATTGCGCAAACAAGTGGGCGCGCAGCGCAAAATGATCGCGGCATTGCGCGCTGACGTCGCGAAGATTCAAAAGGGCATAGCGTCAGGAAGTCGAAAGGCGGTCGCTGTCCAGCGCGCGGAAGACGCCCCTGCAACCCGCTCGCGGTTCTCCGCCAGCGGACTGAAGAAGCTGCGTAAGAAGCTTGGGCTGACGATGGAGGCATTCGGCATCCTGCTCGGGGTCAGCGCCCAGGCCATTTACATGTGGGAGCGCGGCCAGAACCGTCCGCGCGCGGAGTCAGTCCAGAAAATCGCAATCGCGCGCGGCATGACTAAGCGACAGGTTCAAGATCTGCTAGCTCAGCATGCGCCGTCGGCCAAGCCTGTCGTACGTCGCACCCGGAAGCCGTCGGCGAAGAAGGCTGCTCCAATCGCAGCGAAAAAGGCGTCCAGTAAGGCAGCAACTGCGGTGACGAAGAAGGCAGCCCGCAAGGCTCCGACCGCGAAGAAGACGACTAAGAGCGAATCTCCGCCGGCAAGCAAGCCAAGACAACGCAAGGGCAAACAGAAGCCGAACGGGGCAACCACGGACCCCCAATAAAAGATGCCCGCCGGTTTCCTTACCAGCGGGCATCCAAGGTGAGCGGTGACGCGGCGGCTGTGCCGAGGAGGCATACCACGGCGCCGCGTACCGCTCATGCCAGTTTAGCAGGCGGCGATTTTTCGTCCAAGATGCACAGGCCATCTTGTCGCGCTGACGCTAGTGCATGATGGGCTTGGCGCGCTGCTCGTCCTGCTGTCGCTGCGCAGCCTCCATCGCCAGTTGCTGATCACGCTGCTGATTTACAAGCTGCGTCTCTTTGAGCGTCTCCTGTATGTTCGGGGCGGGGCCGTTCGCCGACACCGCTGCCTGGAATCCTGGGGTGACGCTTCCGACCCACAGCTTGCCATCCACGACGCCGACCTGACCCACGCGCTCGACGTCGGGAATACCGTTGCGCTTGGCCTCCAGCATGGCCTTAGCCACGACCTCGTCTGAAACGTCTGCTGGGGTCGCGCCTCGGATTTTCGCGAACATAGCCTGATCAGCGGGCGACATGCGTGCGATCTCGCGGTCGGTTTCTCGGCGGTCTCGGGCAGGCTCGCCAATAGGGTGGCCAGCCGTGGTGCGCGGATCGGCCGGATTTCCCGGCTGGGCGGCGTCCCTAGCGCCGACCTCGGCGAGCATCTCCGACACCTGGGCTTTCGGCTCGCCTCTCAGCGCGTTTGCCTCGCGGACATCGCGCGCTGTGGAAGCCGGCGGAGGCCCAGGCTGGACATCTGCTGCCGCAGTGCCCGGCGACGCGGGCTGCGACTCGCGGTTCCCAAGCGTCTGCGGCGCCACTTCACCCGGTGCTTGCGCTATCCGCTCCGGCTGACTCTGCGTCTGCGCAATTTCGGCTATTTCGGGCTGCGGCGCTGCCGCCTTCCGAGCCTCGATCTTGGCCTGCTGGGCTACCGCAAGCGCTTGCAGGGTATCCGGGGCGACCCGGCCGGTCTCGGCCAGGCCGTGATCACGCTGCAGGTGTCGTACAGCGTGCTCTGTGGCGGCATCGTAGTGCCCCCGCTCGGGAGCTGGCGCATCGTCGGGGCCGCGATAGCCTACCCGCTGTAGCCGGTACTGAAGGAGTTCAACCTCCTGCCCTCGATCGCCAGGACGCAGGATGCCGTCGTCCTGTTTCGGCGTGGGCTGCGCCGCCACAGCCGGCTCGGTGGCAACTGCCGGGGCAGCCTCTACCTCGACCCGGTGCGCGGCAGGTGGCGCCTCGCGCACGGCGGGCGCGTCCTCGACCGCCAGAGGGGGCACAAACTGCGGTGCCGACGCGGCGGGCGCCTCAGCCGGCGCGCTAGGGGGCGTGGCGGCCCGGGGCGCCGACTGGTCTGGCGCTGGCGACTTGGTCGCCAACACGTCGGGTTTTTCAGCTTCGATGGATGGGGACTTCGGATCGCCCTTGGGCTCGGGCAACTTCGCCTCCGGCGGCGCGACTTCGGTCACTGCCACTGCTTGCGGAGGCGCAGGCGTTTGAGGCTCCGCGACCTTTAGGGCAGCGACCGGCTCAGGTTCTGCGACCACGCGGACGGCCTCGGCCTCGCGTACCGGCGGTGCCGTATCCGCGCGCGTTGGCGCCGTTGCGGCGGCCACGGCAACCTGCTGGACCTGGTCATTCGACGCCCCTTGCCGGTTGGCCTCTCGGATCATCTGATCTTGGGCATCGCGCTGTTGGGGCGACAGCGCTGCAATCCGTAGCTCCGGCGTATTCGGCACAGGAGGCTTCACGCCACGCTGATCGATCAACGCCAGTTCAATCTCCTGCGAGCTCGTGACCGCAGCGACATGAACGCCCTGCGCGTCGCGCGCGAGGTGGACGATCGGGCTATGCGTATCGTAGCCGCCCTTCTCGTTTCGCTCGACGTACAAGGACGTCACGTTCGCATCGATGCCCTGAACCTCGCGCGTGCGCTGCACCGCCTCCACCGCCGCATCGAAGCGGTCCTGGCTCGGCGCGACGCCGACCGCCGCGTATGCGGTGTGTAGATTGATCCGATCCAGGTCTGCGCGGGTGGGCGGCGTCCAGGCAGGTGCCGCCGCCAGTTGCTCGGCATGCTGCGCCAACGCGGGCTGCAGTTGCGCGCGCGTTCCGTTGAGTTCGCGGACGGTGTTGCCCTGGGCGAGTTCACCACCCTCAGTGCGCCATTGACCATCCTGGCCGCGACGGTATACCTCTTTGTTCGAGGCCGTCAGCTGCTCGGCGTTGTCCAGCGCGCTGGTTACGGCCGCCGGGGTCTCCCCAAAGGACTGCCAGCCATACGCTTTGTAAGCGAGCTCGTAGCGAGCCGCAATAGGCGCCGGTCCGCTCGCGATGTTCGCCTTGATGACCTGCTCAGCATCACGATCCAACTCGGCCGCGCGCTCCGGCGAAGCGGTATCAGTGCGGGTCAGCGGATGACCGCGATCCATTCTCGCGACGATGGTCTCGCGCTGCCAGTTTCCAGTCTCTCCATCGCGCTTCCAGTTCGCGTCCCCGAGGCTCTTCGCGTCGGTTTCGTTTGCCGGGAGGTTGTAGGGGTCTCTGGGCGGCTCAACATTGCCGAGCGCGAGTTTGGTGGCTGCATTGCTTGCCAAATAGTTGAGTTCGCGCTCTTTGTCCGGCAGCGCCGAGAACGACTGCTTGGTCGGAGCCCTGATCCCGTTATCACTTAGATCGGCCTGCTCCTGGCGAAGCCACTGCCGCCCGTTGTACTCCCACTCGACGCCTTGCTTGTCCTTCTGTTCGTAGATTTGCTTGTTATCCCACCACTTGGCGGCGTTCTCGCCGACATGGCTGCCCGCCAAGGCACCGACTGCAACGAAGCCGATCACGCCAGGGCCGGTCTCCCAGCCAACGGCCAGACCGGTCACAGCGCCGCCAACCCAGCCGCCTGTACCGCGCGCGGCATAGTGCGTCAGCGCGGACTGTGCCGCGAGCGGATTGTCCTGCGAGAGCAATGTACTAGCTCGCTCGGCGCTACCCCATGCATCGACTAGACTGGCGGCCGCACCGGACGCACCTAGCCCCAAGGCCATCTTGTTGCCTGGAGTTAGATGCATCGGCTCACGGTAAGCCGTGACTTCGACATTAGATCCCCGGGCCAAGACCTGAGCCATTTGCTCTTCCGCTGAAGCGGCAGTCATCTGGGTAGGGATGGAACGAACGACGGGCCGCGCACGGGCGGATACGCCAGCTACATCTTCGCCAAGTGCCTCGGGGGCCTGAAGCGGCGCATGCACCACCTGTCCCGGTGGCGCTAAATGAGAGTAGTCACGTGCCAAAGTGGTTACTTCGCCAGAAGGCGTATCGCGCTCGGCGGATGAGATGTACTGCAAGTACTTGAACACACCACCTTCTTCCGAACGGTGGATCACATTGAGACGAGGATCGTATGTCTCGGGTAAGCGATTCAGCAGGGGGTCGCTGAAAAGACTGTTGTGATAGTCCGTCATCAAGTTCTGGCTGCGGGTACCCAAGCCATTTCGAAGGTAGCTCCCGCCCACATCGGAGTGCGCCCCAGCAACGGTGACACTCAGGAATCTGCCGTCCTCCGACATCCCCTTGGGAATGATTCGATCTACCGGAAACGTTCCGCGCTTCTCGTCGGCCGCATTGATCTGGAAGCCTGAGACAACCGACGGGGGCAGGCGTCGGTCCAACATTTCCATTGTCCCGGTGGGGACGGGATCATAAAGTCCCACCGACATAGCCGTTTGGCCCGGCGCCTTGTGGAAATGCGGATACGTCTTGGTGACGTTACCCACATCGTCTCTTACGTACTCTGGTTTCGAGTAATTCGGGATGCCACGATCATGAATCATGCGTGCGAGCAGTGGAACCTGACTGGCACCTCGACTAAATCCCTCGATGTGCAAGGACACTTCCGCACGCGGGTCGGAGTTATATATCCTATTTGCATTGCGGACCAATCGATCGTACATGATCTCGGCGCGGTCAAGACTCGTGCTTCCGCGGGCCCCATCGTAGATCTGCGAACGCAGGCTAGCCTGCGTCCCCGCCCCTGCGATGTACTCGACATCAATGTTTACGCCGGTACGCCTCAGCTGCTGCACCTGGGTTTCGAACCGGGAAACGTTCGTCGCATGTAACGCGTCCTGATGTACGTCGTTACCGGTACCATCCATCAGTCCGACAATCAGATACGAGTGTGGGTTCCGCGTATCTAGCAACGCGGGCACTTTGAACTTGTACAGCGAGTCGGCAGCTTGGTCGTAGCTACTGAGATGCGAAGGAGACGCAGCGTAGTGCCTTACATCGTCGTTCGGTAGGCCATCCTCGCCCAACTGAACCTTCTGCTTCTTCTGACTTTCCATGTCTCTCCCCTCAGAAAGTCCTCGTCCAGACGGAAACCAAATCTTCGCGACTGAAATTGTGGGGGCGATCTGAAATCGGGGCGAGCTTGGTCAGTACCGTCGCGCGCATGTAGACATTGATCGTTCGATCATTGACTTCCAAGAGGATGTCGGGAACTGCCTTGTCGTATCGCGCCCAATCCTCATTCACTTCCGCCTTGGTAACGTTGTGGCGGACCTCGCGCCCGGGAAAGATGTCGTTGATCAAATCGAGTACCGCGGCATGGTCAGTGCCGTCTAGAGATCTCCAGACGATCTCCACCGGCGCAGGAGGCATCATATCCTCCGCAACGATGAAGCTCGCAGACCATCGGTCTTTCCAATCTGGCGAAGGGTGCCGGCCAGACGGCTGCAACAGCTGTTCCTCAGGGACGAATTGACGACTTTGAAAGATGACGTTCGCCTGGAGCGTGTTGAACACCCACACCCCGAATGCAAATGAACTGAAAGTCAAAGGCCAGGGAAAGCCAGAAGCGGGTTCTGTGGGGCGGAAGCCTTGGGTCATTGCAGTGTGTCCTGATGAAAGAATTTCGAATTCGGACGAAGCTCAACCCAGCCACGCACACCACCCGCTCCGCCAAATAGGCAGGTCGAGATGCTTGCTGCACGGGAGGAATAAGACATAACCGTCCGTGTTCAACTGTCGGGCCGTACCGCCCGTCCTGGGCGATATGGAGTGCTACCGATTGGGCTCGATCATCCAAAGGGTGTTGCGGTCGGGGATGCCATCTTTGGCGCCTCCCTTAGGTCTGCGGTCTTGCCTGGCGAGATTGATCCGACGCGCCCAGCGTCGTCAAGTCCAATCACGACTGATGCGACCCAGTTAGCAGGTCGATCTTGGAAATTTCCAAGAAGATGTTAAATCCGCATCGAATCAGAGTCGTTTCGGCACGCTGGTTGAGTCTCACCAGACGAGATTCCGTGGCAGTAATTTCCCCAATCAGATTCCGCAGGGAACTGATGAATGCCAACAGGCTTGTCCCGCGCCGAACGGCCAGTTCTCCTAGCACGGTGCGTCCGGGTGCGGCCCTCGCGGTGTCGGCCTCCATCGCTGGATTGCATCGGTATCGCTTGGGAACAGACAGGCCGGCTTATGGCCACGGCAGGTCGAGGTACCGACAAGTCGCGGACCCTGCTGGGCGCCCACCGTCCACTCCGCAGCGCACAGCACTACCGCGAGTTCACGAGCTACTCGACTGCGCTGCGCTACCTTGCCGCCTGGGTGGCCAAGCACGCGGACGAACTGGCCGCGGAGCTTGGCGCCATGTATTCGCAGTAACGAGACTGAAGTATGGACCAGCCCTTCCCCGCCGAAGTCGGCATCTGTGTGTCACGTTACGAGTGCCGCCTGCGCACGCGCCGAGAACCAGCCGTGTATAACGACCAATCCTCGTTCGCGATCATCGAGGAAGTCCGCGAGCGGGACGAGTGGGGCAACCCCGGGCGCTTGGTCCGCCGGAAGTTGCGGTACGTCGAGGGACCGTTCGGGCCAACCTGGGCCGCACACCATCGGTCGAAATACTCCGGCTGGCGCCTTGAGCTGGGCCCTCGCAGGGGGCCACTGAACTGGGCTGACGCCCGCGACCTGGCGCCGGCCTGAGGGCGAACATATGCCGGCTCTGGGCGCTATTCCCAGGCGCAGAAGCTGTGTGTTCCATCTATTAACTACCGTTACGCTTTCTCGAGAGCGACAGGTGTAGGCTGGCGCATCGATATCTAAGGAAGACACACAGGGGCGTGGTAGAACCATGTTGCACAGTGAATTTGGGAAGGACCCGGTTAGCGTGGAGTTGCCGCGTGGGAAGTCGCTTTGGGGCGACGCTATTTTCTTCCGAGTTGAGAGCGAGCCTGAAGAGCTCGAATTGTTGCGCAAGCAAATAGACGAACGACCGTATGCCGCGACAGGCACTGGTGAAAAAGGGGAGCTGACTTTCCTTCGGCCCGGAGAATGGGTGTTCGCGCCGTTCAGGGAAGCGCTGATCGCCGCGATCACGCGATGGGATCAGATTGGCATCAAGACTCGCTGGTACGACTGGCGCGCCGACAAGAGCGCGGCTCCCAGCTACGACGACTTCGTACGCGATCACGTGAAGCGTCAGGAACGCTTCGATAGCAACCGAATGACTGTGTTTGAGGCGCTGGACCACGTCACGTACACACCGGACACATTCACTGGCTACTGGCTCATCGAAAACCTGCCGAAGGGTATGAGCATGATGGACTGGTATGGCCAGCGGTATCGCCATTGCATCAAGCGTGACGCGACGCCTACGGAGGCAAAGTGCATCATGCAAGAAGCGACATTCGACCACTGGCGGTATGCGCCGCGGAAAGGCCTCAAGCTGCTCGATGCGCGCCGGGGCGAATGGCGCTAGCGGCCTGCGCCAGCAGCAGCAAGCCGCACTTCGCAATAGCGCATCCACAACAAGTCGCCTTGAGCCTCAAGGCGACGGAGCGCCGACATGACCGCCACGCGCTTGGCGTAGAAGCCGTCGGGAATGCCGGGTACCCGGTCAGGCATGCTACCCATGACGGTGCCGACAACCCAGACGATTTTGCGCCGGTGATGGCCACAAGCGCTGAGCAGGGACGCATCGATCGATTTCCGACGACGCCGGCGCGCCTTCAGCACCGGTACCGTCCGCTTGAGTGCGATCGGCACGGCATCGCATGCGCTGCGCTCGCTGCCGCAATGCGGCCAAACGGGACTCCAAGGAAAGACGGCGCTCTCGCGCCGTCTTATGGTTCACCTGCCGTCCCTGTCTACGTCGCCGGGGAGCGCGCGCTCCATGCTGTGCCACGCGTCTTTGGCGGCGATCCTGGCCTTTTCCCAGCTCAGCTTCGATTCGCCTTTCATGCTGTCCCAACGCTGCCCGAGTTCGGCTTCCAGCCGGTCGTCCCACTCACGGCCCGATTGCTGGCTGCGTGCGTGAGTTCCCAGCCGATACGCCGGTTGGTAGTCGGAGAACTCGGCGCTGGGGTCGCGATAGGGCGCCTGCTCGAATCGCGACTGATGATAGCCGTCTACGGCCTCGTAGGTTCGATAGGTGCGATCTGCGCGCGTCCATGAGTCCTGGACGGCGGTGCGGGCGTCCTGCCAGTCCAGTTGCGATTCGCCACGCGCACTGGCCCAGTCGCGCTCGAGCTCCTTCTCAGTGGTCTCGCCCCAGGCCCTGCCACCGAGCCGCTCGCGCGCTTCGGCGCCGTATGAGTATGCCGGCGCGTAATCGCTGTCGTAGTCGTACTTAGAGTCGTAGTAGGGCTGCTGACGGTGTGCTTCGCGCCAGTACTCGGTCTCGCCGGTCGGATCGATCCGTTCTGCCACCCCCTTGCCCGCTGCGGCTCCTGCGATGGCGCCTACGCCGCCGCCGACCAGCATCCCGATAGGGCCGCCCAGCGCGCCGAGCACCATTCCCGCGGCGGCTCCGCCCACACCTCCGACGCCGACTCCGATGGGATGCGATCCCGGCGTTCCGGTGACGGGGTCGCGATTGAGGTCCCGATATTCGTTGTTCGCCATGATCACTCCCTGCGCGGACGGGAATGTCCGCACTTAGAGCTGAGGATCGGCTGCCGCTCATGTGGGTCGCGTCGTCGGCGCGCGACGAACGATTAACAGCTGGCTGCCTTCGCCACACTTGGCGCATTTTAAAATGAACGATTCAGATCGAGCTTCTTCACACTCAACCTTGCCGATGGCCGCTAGGGTCGCTCTACTACTCCTGGAGACACGCAATGACCGACATACTCAATGTACTCAAGGCGGAGCACGCCGCTCTGCGCAAACTGTTCGAAGAACTGGACGCCACCACGGATCGGGCAATCAAGAAGCGCGAGACGCTGCTCAAGCAAATTGAGGGAAACCTGCTGCCCCACGCCAAGTGGGAAGAAATGGTCTTCTACCCCGCGTTCGCCAAGCGAGCGAGCCATGAGGGCCTGAAGACGCACGCCGAGGCGGTGGAGGAACACCGCGTAGTCGAGAAACTGGTCATCCCCGACGTAAAAGCCGCCAAGCTCGACTCGCGCCAGTTCGCCGGCAACGCGAAGGTGTTCGCGGACCTGATCGATCACCACGCGAAGGAAGAAGAGACCACGATGTTTACCGAAGCGCGAAAGCTCTTCAGCAAGGAAGAGCGTGAGCAGCTTGCTGTGGATTATGAAGAATGGAAGGCGTCACCGGCGGCCGCAGCCGTCATTGGCGGCGAGAAGGTCAAGAGCGCGGTGCGCAGCGCCCTGTGACTACAGCGGGCGGCAGGTTGTCGACCTAGGCGATCTGCCGCGGGACCGCTTCGATCTTGAACTCATCGGTGCACCGCTTCGCGCTCATACCCAAGTCTTCCTGAACTAGCTGCCCCGCTTGATCCACCTACGCCGCGAGCATGTGCCTCGGCAGGTTGATAGTGAAGATACAGCCGGAACCGGGTACGTTTCGAACACTGAGCGTGCCATGGTTCGCCTCGACACTGCGGCGCGCAATGGACAGTCCCAGCCCCAAACCGCTGCGATCTTCCGACCCCTGGACGAAGGAACCGAACATATCTTCGGCCAGTCCGGGCGGCAAGCCGCCGCAATGATCTTGCACATCGATCACGATGCGATCAGCAAGCGCATAGGCATTAAGGATGACTTCGCTGCCTGGGTGAGTGAACTTGAACGCGTTCTGCAACAGATTGCCGACGGCGGATAACAGCAGGTCGCGGTCTACGTCTATCGCGAGAAGCGGATCCACGTCCGAGACGACCAGTTTGCATTCGGATACGTGCGCTTCCAGTGAGGCGGAAAGCTTGATATCGGCAATGAAGTCGGCCAGCGAGATCAGGCGATGCTGCACCGGCATGCCCGCGGTCATCCGTACTTCGGCCAGCGAACGATCGATAAGATTGCCCAGGCCGATGAGGGCGCGATCCAGCACGCCACCGGTGGCGCCGGATAGCCCTACATTGCCTTGCTTGATGATGGAAAGAGCCAAAGTCGCGGTGCAAAGCTGATTTCGCAACTCATGAGCGAAGAACCCTAGCCGCTCGTTCAAATGCATGGCTTGCTTGTCAGCAACGACGAAGTCGCGTTGATAGCTGAATTCAGTGACCGCGCTAGCGATGGCGTTATCCAAGCAACGGTTGAGCGTTCTGAATTCGTCCACCTCGATGGCCTGTCCACGCTCCACCGCCAAATCCGAAATGGCCTGGCAAAGATCGCCGTAGTCATGCACTACCTGCTCCGCGGTGAATCCGTGGAGTTGCAGTTCTCTGCCGTGTTGCGTGGCGGACTCGCCGATCTCCGAAAGGTTCGGCTGACCGCCTCCGGAGGGTCCGGACACGCGCCTGCTTTGCATAGGTGTCGCCGACGCTTCCACAATCAACGTCTTGATCAACTGATCCAGAAAGGTGCTAATTCCGTGGGCCAGCTCTTCTTCCGAAGCCCCAGGGGGACCGCGCTGCGCCACTTTCTCACGGCACCGCGCGATCAGCTCAGTTCGATTCGCAGTGAGAAATTGATACATCATCAGGCGACCATACCCTATGCGCAGCGACTTTATGTAATTTGTAGCGCTCCCCACTGCGGGTGGAGCCCGCGCGCGCTCTGGCTTCACCCTTCCTGTCAGGGGCGATAGAGATATGGATGCTGCAGGAACAAGCCCGTGTAACGTTGGGGCAAGACTGGTCGCGGTTGATGTCTATTTTGAAGTGATTACCCACAACGGTGTCCGCCTTGCTTGCGGTGACGCTGAGTTCTCCACTCAAGCCCAGCCAGGCGATGTACGAAATGGCAGCTTGAGGCAAACTTGCACCGAAGCTTGACACGCCCGCAGGCGCGGCTCGACGCTGGACAGCATGAACATTGATATCGACAGTCTCAGCCTGCGGGAGCTGACATCCCTATTGGTAGCCGCGGAGAAGCGAAGGCAGCTCCTATCAAAGCGTCGCCCTGCCGCATCGGTGCGCAAGCAGGCAGTCGCGCTCGCCGCCCGCCACGGCTACACGATCGACGAACTCTTCGGCGATCAGCCTGCAGCCCAGCCAACCCGGCGGAAACGTGGATCACGCCGGAAGCCGACCAAGGTCGCGCCCAAGTACCGCGACCCAGACAACGAGCGCAACACCTGGTCAGGCAGAGGAAGCATGCCGCGTTGGCTCACCAAAAAGATCAGGTTTGGCCAGCATGCTACTGACTTTCTGATTCCGGGCATCGCGAAACCCACCGCGCGCACGACCAGTTCCATAGGCAAACGGACAGTCGTCAAGCAAAAGTGACGTACCACGAACTGCCCTGCCCGGCGCCTGATCGATGTGCATTGTTACGATCCCGCGCCACGAGCCGCCACTGGTCCGCAACTAGTCGAGCGGTGCGCACCAGAAGCCATTAGAACCGATTCGCACGTTGATTTCCTAGACGGCAAAAGCTGGCTTTAGTTGGGTTGCCAGCAAAGATCAGGTTGCTCATGATGGCCGTCGATACGCCCACAGTCCGTTGAGCCCGTAGAAACAGACGCATCTCCGGACATTGCAACCACGGCGCCTGCAATCCATCAGAACACGCTAGAACAGGAAGTTCCTCTCGTGGCAAGCATTAGCACTGTTCAAATTCGCAGATTCAAGGGCCTGGAATCGATAGACGTCCCGCTCGGGGATGTAACTTTGTTAATAGGAGCGAACAATGCCGGCAAGAGTAGCGTACTTCAGGCATTGCACTTTGCAGTGTCTATCGCGCAGACAGCCAGGCTCGTGGGTGAAGGTGTTGCTTGGCGAAATGATTCGTTTGAGCTTTCTTTCAACCCCTCCCAACTCCTGTATTCGCCAGTAGCCGATGTCTTGTCCCTGGCGACAGGAGGCACGTTGCTTGAGCCCCGGCCTACGCAAATAGAAATCGAACTGGCCGACAGCGAGGGTACTCGTTGCACAGTAGGCCTTAGAAGAGGCAGAAATCGAAACATCGCAGTGTCGATTATTGGCCGTCAAATCGGCGAACAGTTGATGGACCTGCAAAAGCCATTCACGGTTTATGCCCCAGGCCTTGCCGGCGTCCCTAAGGAAGAACGATATCTCTCGCCGGGCGTTGTGCGCAGATTTGTGGCGAGAGGGGACGCCAATTTAGTACTACGCAATGTTCTGAGAATGCTGTCTGAGAATCGCGATGCTTGGACTGACTTCACAGCCGACATGCAGTCAATCTTTGACGGAATACAAATCGACGTTGACTTTGACGCTGACACTGACGAAGGGATCGAGGCATTCTTTAGGTTTGCAGGCGGGCCGCGTTTACCCATAGACGCCGCTGGAACTTCGGTACTTCAGGCGTCGCAGATCCTGGCGTATGTAGCGCTATTCAAACCCCGCATATTGATTCTCGATGAGCCAGACTCCCACCTCCACCCGGACAACCAACGCATTCTATGCGACTTGGTGTTCCGCATAGCTTCCGAGCGCAATTTCCAGGCGCTAATAAGCAGCCATTCTCGACATGTATTCGATACCATGAAGAATCGTTGCAACATCGCTTGGCTGCACAAAGGACAGCGCGTTGAAGAGCCGGACTTGAATGCTACGGCAGTACTACTTGACCTTGGCGCGTTGGATTCAGTCGACTACTTCGCGAATGGCCAGACACGATGCGTGGTAGCGACCGAAGACAGTGATCAAGACGCCCTCAAGGCAGTTCTCTGGAGCAACGGATTTGTCGAAGACGACACCGAGGTTGCCTCATATACTGGGTCTTCGAAGATCGATGCAGCACTGGTTCTGGGAGGTTTCCTCGCTTCGAAGGCGCCCCATGTCCGACTCGTCATACATCGCGATCGAGACTACCTTCCGGACGAATTTTCACGCGAGTTCGAAAACAAACTGATCGGCGTCGGCATACGCCCCTACATTACGGAGTTCAGCGACGTCGAAGGCTGCTTTCTCAACGCGATGCATATTCATGTACTGAATCCCGCCATTTCTATTGAGCGCATCCAAGCCTTAATCGACCAAGCCACGGCCGAAACATCCGAGAAATCAATATCGGCTATTGTAAACCTTAGGACCGAACATGCCTTTCGCTCCAGAAACTTGGGAGGGGCCGCGCCTAATCACGGGTTGATAGCGGTAGAGGCGCATCAATTTTTCCAACAGCAGCCACACATCGCGAGCCGCGGCAAGATTGTCCTTCGAAGCCTGACGCACCTATTGAGGACGGAACTTGGCGCAGCGCCGCGCATCTTTTTCCCCAGCCCCCACTTGCAATCTCCGGCTTTGCGGCTCTGGGCAAACGAGATATGGGGCGCAAATGCGGATCCGGCAGCGGTCCAATAGCGAAAAGGCGAATCTCCGCTGTGGTCTTAAGTTCGAGTACCAGTTGGAATGCTGACAGCGAAAAAACTCGCTTGACAAGTCCACGGCTAACCCATTGATCCGTAAGGCCCCGAAAATTCGGGCCTATGGTTTTCGGTCCACAGCCGCGGAGAAAACGGAGAAAAAGTGGCGAAAATTTCGCCAAAAAGACCGAGAGCTATTTTCTCCAAAACCACAGGCACGCCACGAAAAGCCCGAAAATAACGCGTTTTCGTAAGGTGCGGAGAGGCGGAGAAAGCCGTTTGACGTTACGGCGTGGTGGGCCCACCAGGACTCGAACCTGGAACCAAAGGATTATGAGTCCTCTGCTCTAACCATTGAGCTATAGGCCCAGCAAGGGTTTCAGCGCTTTCCCCGAGACCGCCCGTGTAATTTCGGTGTAACTCGGCGGGTCTTCAAGCGCGTTTGCAGAGCCGCCATAGCGTCCTGCATTGAAGCAGCGTGAGTATATCGTTCGGCCATCGCTCTCGTCTTCCACCCGCCCATCTCTTGAATCGTCGCGGCGTCCAGGCCGGCGTGCGCCGCGTTGGTCGCCATCGTGTGGCGCATGGTGTGGGGGGTGACGTGCTTGCGCAGCTTGGCGCGCTTTACGCAGCGGTCGAAGATCGTATTGACCTGGTACACCCGGCCAGTGGCGGCGCGCGACGAGGGGAAAAGGAACTCGTCAAGTTCACGCCCGGCGATCAGCTTGGCCAGGTACGCCGCCAGGACCTGAGGAATCGGCTGTTCGCGCTCGCCGGCCTTGTCCTTATCGATCCAGACGATTCGTCGACCCGGGTCGACGTCTCGGACTCGCAGCCCCAGCACCGCCCTATGCCGCGCGCCAGAGTAGAGGGCGATCATCACGAACGGGTGAGCGTGTTCGGACTGATCTTCGGCCGCGGCCTGCAAGAGTGCGGCCGCCTCTTCCGGGGTCAGGTACACCAACTTGCCCTTGGGCTCCTTCTGCCGCTGCAGATCCGGCACTGCAGCGAGCATGCGGCGCCGGCGCATGGTGTTGAGCATATGCAGGAGTGCCGATCGCTCTCGGTTAATCGTGGCGGGACCAGCCTTCTCCGCCGTCCGGATGGTCACGTAGGCCAGCCAATCATCACTTGTAAGCCGGGCGACACTCAGATTGCCCAGATGCGGCGTCAAATGCTCTTTGAAGCGCATGCGCTTCGCAACAATGTCCTTGCCATTGTGCTTTTCCAGGTACTCGAGGTACTCGTCAGCCGCGGCGCGCACGCTCCGCGGCGCCGCCTGCTTGCTGCCGGCGACGCCATGCGCTGCGGTTCGCTTCTGCGCCTTGAGCTTCGCGACGATCTCCTCAGCCTGGGTGCGCGTATAGCCCTCGGACTCCAGGCCCACGACGTGGTGATGCCGCGCGCGCGCAACCATCACATTGACCGTCCACCGCCCATCCCCGTTCGCGAGCTTGGTGTAGATGATCCCGTGCTCGTTGATCGACGCGCCAGGCTTCAGCGCGCGCAT